CGTCTTGAGATGGTTGCCATCGTTCGCTTGACTCAAGATGTCTATGGGATGCCAAACATAAGCAGTCACCTTCCAGCACTTGAACACAGGTATCTCAAAAAACAATTGATTGATAACATCAGCAACTTGGATTTGACTGCGGACTTGAAAGACATCCTCACCAATATGCAAACGATGGTGGACAATACAAAGTTCACAACCATCAATGATCCAGTTCAGATTACATCAGTTACCAACAAGACCGTTGATGCAATTATCGAGGCGGTGCAAAGAGGTGACAAGCTCACGGGTAGACAAACGGGATGGGCTGGACTTGACAGGGTATTGGGTGGATGGAACAACGGTGATTTGATTGTAATGGCTGCAAGACCTGGTCAAGGTAAAACGGCATTGGCTTTGTCGCTGATGTATGACTTCGCGAAGATTGGTGGTAAGGGATTGTTTCTTTCGCTGGAGATGAGCAATGAGCAACTTGTAAAAAGATACTTGTCGTTGATCACCGACCTTGCCAATTGGAAGATTCGCAATGCAAACCTTCGTGAGTTTGAAGTCCATCAACTGATTAATTCAGCACTCAATCAGACGGTTCAATTCTTCATTGACGACGATCCGAATTGCAGTATCCAACAAATCAAATCCAAAGCCAAGATTCACAAAGCGAAACACGGACTTGAACTTTTGGTGATTGATTACATCCAGTTGATCAAAGGAACAAAAACAAACCGGGAACAAGAGATTGCAGAAATTTCCCGAAACTTAAAATTGCTTTCTAAGGAACTAAACATCACAGTCATAGTGTTGGCTCAGTTGTCACGCAAATGCGAGGAGAGAGCGGACAAAAGACCTATGCTGAGTGATATCCGTGAGAGTGGTTCTATTGAGCAAGATGCGGATGTTGTGATGTTCCCATTTCGCCCGGCATACTATTCAGGTGAGAAGCTCCAGCACGAAGAAGCCGAACTAATTATCGCAAAGAATCGTCACGGTGAATGCTACACAATTAAAACGACATTCATCGGTGAACGCACAATGTACGAAGAACGACTATGAGAAAGAGATGGACAACGGAAGAAGTGAATGAGCTTGTCAGATTGTATCCGACAACTTTGAGTAAGGATTTGGCTGAGATATTTAATTGCCAAGTGAGTCAAATTTACAACCGTGCAAACAAAATGGGATTGCACAAAGACCAGGAATGGTTGATGCAATACTACAAAGACAACTACAAGGGTCATCCGAACACACACTTCAAAAAAGGAATGACATCTTGGAACAAAGGAATGAAAGGATTGAACATCGGTGGTGGAGTAACCCAATTCAAAAAAGGACATCAACCACACAACACCAAACAAATTGGATTCCGTTCACTTAGAGATGGATACCTGGTTGAAAGAATAGAGGTGGGATTTGAGTTTGTTCACAAGCTACTTTGGAAACAACATCACGGAGAAATTCCACCAGGAATGTTTGTCGTGTTCAAAGACCGCAACAAGCAGAACATTTGTATTGAAAACTTAGAGGTCATTGACCGAGTGGAACACATCCGAAGAAACCACATCCAAAATTTACCACAAGAATTGAAAGAAGTAATTCACATTAAAAAACAAATAACAAGAAAAATAAACAGCTATGGCAAGAAATAAAATGACCGACTTAAGAGATCACCTTTTTGAAGTATTGGAAAAATTAAGAGATGGTGAGATTGACATTGAAACTGCACAAACGATGGCAGATGTTTCACAAGTGATTATCAACTCAGCCAAGATTGAAGTTGACTTCATCAAAGTAACTGGCAGTACATCGGATTCAGGATTCATCCAACTTGGAGAACACAATCAAAAATTGTTATGATTGATTACCAAGAGATGCACCTATTGAAGCAAGAAGTCAAACGGCTTAAAGGTGTAATCGCAGAACTGAACGATTCACGGATGCGAGAAATTAAGAAACTCAAAGACCAAATCGTGAACCCAAGATGCAAGATCAATGAGATTGATGCCGAATGGACTGAAGCAATGAGGGTGGTGTGCATCATCTACGATGTCACCCCTGATGAGATACTGGAGAAGGTGAGAAGGCAAGGCATAATGGATGCCCGTCATTTGTTTTGTTATCTTTGCAAAAAGCATTTGCGGATGACCTACCTTTCCATCGGTCAGGTACTGCACCGTGATCACTCAACCATCATCCATTCCGTTCAAACCTATGAAGATCTGATCACCTATGACAAATCAATCAATCAATTCTATGTTGAAGCTCTATCCCTATTGGGTCTGCACCTCCACGAAAGGTCTAAGCTCGTCAATCAGTATAGTCCAATCTGAGCAGGAAGCACTTCGCATCAAGAAAAAATACGAAAAAGATGGTTATATTTGCATTATTGAAAAGAAAAGTTGACAAAAGCGGATATCATATTGGAGTTATCCAAAGCCGACTGGCTGAGGAAAGCAACGAAGAACATCGCTAAGAACAACGAACTTGCCAACGAACTGTACCAGTATTTTTTTTTAACCATCCTTGAGAAACCTGATGACTATGTTGAGAAGTTGCACCGAGAAGGATATCTCCAGTTTTGGGCAATCCGCACTCTTTACCTTTGTATCAACGGCAACCGGCATCCCTTCGGTGGATCTCGCATCTATGACCACTACGATGTTTATGAGCTGGACTTCCCGGAAGAACCCGACCTACTATTTGAGAGAGAGCAAGAAGAACAAATTGAATCAAACCGAATTAACAAAATAAACCAAGTAACGGAAACGGCATACTTCTATGAAAGAGAACTATTCAAACTTTGGTGCAGCGGAATGTCAGCGAGAGCCATCCACCGTCAAACCGATATCTCAGTTCGTGAAGTGTTGCGAGTAATTAAACTAATGAAAGAAAGATGTACAACGAAATAATTGGAATTGCTTGTCTAAGCATCATTATCGTCAATTTCGGCAAACCAGCCGATCTATTAAAACGCTATATCTACGGAAGCGACTATTCAAGGTGGAAGCCAATGAAACCCATTGACTGTGCTTTCTGCTTGTCTTGGTGGTTGGGCTTGTCCTTTTTCCTATACACATACGGTTGGGTGGGGATACTTTATGCATCCATCGCAACTGTGATTGTCGCACTATTAGAAACTAAACTATGAGCAACATTGAATTCATACTATCACTCCAACCGTTGTACGACAACTGGAAGAAAACACAAGTGTTCGCACCATCACCAGAACAAGGGGCAATCCTAAACAATGTCCACCGTGAAATCTTCGGGAGGAACTTGCCAAACTGCAGTACTTGTATAACTGAAGCATTGCACTCACTTTTGATATGGGCTAACCAACAACAAGAAGCCATCACCAAAGCACAACTTGCCGATGATGAGCAGAAACCAAAGAGGAGGAGAAAGAATGAGCAATAAACAACAAACGGCAGTGGAGTTATTATGGGAAATTGCATATAACAGAGAATTAACCTTTGAAGATTGGAAACAAGCCAAAGAAATGGAGAAGCAAAGAATTGAAACTGCATACAACAAAGGAACAGTTTATGGAATTGATTATCCTGAAAGTACATTACCAATAACTGGTGAACAATACTACGAACAAACCTACGGAGGAGGTGAGCAATGAAAGCAATCCTTGAGTTTGACTTAACTGAAGAAAGAGCAGAGTTTGATATGGCAGTTAACGGATACAAATTCTCGTTGGTTGCTTACTATTTAGACCAGCACTTGAGAGGATTGATTAAGTATGCACCGGATAACCAAAGCGAGGATACTTACAAAGCATTGCAAGAGACAAGAGACAAACTGCATCAACTGCTCAATGAGTACAATTTGGAGATATGAAGAAACACACAATGCACTATCTCAATCATTTCGGTTATGACATTAGTGACTTCATCCCTTGTGAGGTGTGTGGCAAAACTGCCGTGGACATCCATCACATTGAACCAAGACAAATGGGAGGGACAAAGACAAAGGATGTGATTGACAACCTGATGGCGTTATGTCGTGAGGATCACATCAAGTTTGGAGATAAGAAACAATACAAGGAGTGGTTGAAATCCATTCACGAACAAAGATTGTCAATGGCAAAATAAATTCGGAGTTAATTCGGTAAAAATGGCAACACAAGAAACACAACCACACGGAGGAAGTTTGACAAGACCTGAGAAAGGTGAAGTCCTAAATCCGCACGGCAGACCCAAGAAGTTGATCACACAACTCAAGGAAATTGGATATCAAAAAAGCCAAGTTGAGGACACAGTCAACACGATGCTCACGATGTCACGCAAAGACCTTGAGAAGATAGATAAGGGTGAAGAGTTCACCATCCTTGAGAGAATCATTGCAGGTGCTTTGGTGAAGTCGCACGACAAAAACTCCCTATTCAACCTTGAGATGTTGCTCACGAGATCACAAGGCAAACCAAAAGAAACGATTGACCAAACAATAGAATCAAAGAACTTCACAATAACACTAAATTTAGATGAGAGCAAACTGGCGAGATGAAAACATCCTACCACCTGAAGATGAACGGCTTTGTGTGGTAAGTGATAACCAAGAAATCAAACACCTTGCCCGTTACATTGACGGTTATTGGATTGATGAATTCACAGGGAACTTTGTAGAGATGTTGTACTGGATGCCCATCCCTTTATTACCAAACGAATGAAAGTAATCCAGTCGGGACATCTCGGTGATTTGATCTATTCACTCACGGCAACCAAGCGAGTTGCGGAGTTGCACGGTGCGGTAGATTTTCACATCGGATTCCGTGAAAGGAACACCGTTGATGGTCATCCAAGCGGAGGGTATTGTATGAACTTAAACTCATACGAATACATCAAACCTTTGCTTGAGCATCAATCGTACATTAAAAGCGTTGAGATGCACTCACACCCCGACATTGATTATGACTTTGATAAGTTCAGGCGTCACGGGTTGAATCTCGCTGCTGGTGATTTGAGGCGTAATCACTTTTTTGTGTACCCGGAATTAATGACCGACCTTCACGAACCTTGCATTGAAGCGACTGAACCTATCCCATACTTTGCGGACAAGATACTTTTGAATTTCTCATCTCGTTATCGCAATTACGACATCAACTATTTCCCATTGAAGGAACACAAGTGCGTTTTCTTTGGCTATGAAGATGAGTACAATGCATTCACCGAGAGATGGCAGTTGGATTGTGAACTATTGAAATGTCAAGATGCTTTGATGTTGGCAACCATTGTCGGCAGTTGCAAGGCATTCATCGGCAATCAGTCAAGCACCTACGCCATTGCAGAACAAATGAAAGTTAAACGATTGCTTGAGATATGCGTTCACTCACCGAATGTCATCCCCATCAACAATGGCTTTGACTATGTCACGAATCAAGCGTTCAATCACCTACTTAAAACTCTATGAAATTACTGATACTTACGGACGGAATGAATGGTGTTGTTTACCACCGACTATTCACGCCACACTTACGGATGCAACTTGACGGACAAGCGGATGTCAGCGTTTGTCAATCACAAGAGGAATGGCTCACACTTGATTACACCCAATTTGATGTGATCATCTTCTCACGATGGCTTGGGGCAAGGCATTATGATGTGCTGAAGAAGATTGCTGATTCAGGCACTCCCTATGTTGTGGACATTGACGATTATTGGGTGCTACCAAAATACAATCCGGCATATTGGAACTATCGCAAAGGAATCAAGCAAGGTGTGAAGGATGCCATCAATTACGCTGATGCGGTAATCACCACAACTCCAGCACTTGCCAAAGAGATTCG